TCTATTTCTTTCATAAAGCAGGATTATTAATGCCATATTTTATTTCAGATGATGCTGAGGGTTGTTCTGGTTGGGCAACTATCAAAGAAGATGGTGAAGTGATTGGTTGTCACACAACTAAACAAAAAGCAATTGACCAAATGGTTGCAGTATCTATTGCTGAAAAAATTGAGCCAGGTGGAGAAAGACTGAAACACACTAAAAAGAAAAAAATGATGTATCGCGTTTTGCCTGATAATTACAGACCATCTCTTAGTGAGGATGTTCCAGAGGGTCGTGCTTGTGGCAATTGTATTTTTTACAAAGAAGATGATGTTAAAGAATTTGCTGATGGTGAACTTCGTGCTTGGTGTGAAAAGTGGGATGACTATGTGAATGGCGCCTATTACTGTAATGCTTGGCAACCATCTGACGAAGATCTTGATGATGAAGAAGATGATGAAGAAGAATTAGAAGATGATATGGATGAAGAAAGAGCGCCTGCACCTAAAAAAGAACAGATCAAAGGTTCAGATAAAAATAAAGCAGGAAGCGCCAAAGGTGCTGGTGGAAAAATAACTTTTGATGAAAAAACTGAAACAGGTTTAAGAAACAAAGTCAAAGAACACAACGAAGATATGGCATCAAAAAATAAACCCGACTGGACACGCACAACTCTTGGACAATTAAAGTCAGTTTACAGACGAGGCGCTGGAGCATATTCAACTTCTTTTAGACCAGGAATGACTCGTGGTGGTTGGGCTATGGCCAGAGTCAATGCATTTTTATATTTGTTGAGAAATGGTAGAGCAAAAAATCCAAACTATGTGCAAGACAACGATCTATTACCAAAAAATCACCCTAAATCTACAAGAGATTTTTCTTTTGATAACACAAGAGCAATCAATCAAGATCCTCCAGAGTATATGAGAAATGCCGCAAAGCGTGGACTTGAACTCAATGCTGATGGTCGAGGTGGTGGTGGCTTAACAGATAAAACTATTCGTGAAGCAAGACTTATGGCAGATGGTCAAGTTTCAGATGATAAATGGATTCGTATTGCCGCATGGATTGCTAGACATTTAGTTGATTTAGACGCACCACAAAATTCTAATCGTGAAGACAAAGGTTATCCAGGAGCAGGTTTAGTTGCTCATTTGCTTTGGGGATCTGGTCCAACTAAATCTGATGCAATTAGAACAATCAATTATGCAAAAAGTGTAGTTGAAAGAATTAGAGAAGAACAGTCAAAGCGATGGTCAAGTGTTAATATATTATTGAGCAAAGAACAGGAATCAAATATGAAAACAAAAGTTGAACGCAGAGTCAAAAATGATGTTGATTTTGAGTTAAGAATTGAAAATGGACAATCAGATGGTATGCGTTTTGCTGGATATGCCGCAGTTTTCAATAGTGATTCTCAACCACTTCCTTTTACTGAAAGAATATTGCCAGGGGCTTTCAAGAAATCATTGAAATCTCGTAATGAAATTAAACTTTTTATGAATCACAATATGGATAAAGTTCTTGGATCCACACGCGCTAAAACATTAAAACTAACTGAAGACTCAAAAGGACTGTTAGCAGAAGCAATTTTGCCTGATACAACAGATGGTCGCGATTTGTCTGTGTTGATGCAAAGAGGTGATGTGAACTCAATGTCTTTTGGTTTTAGTGTTCCTCAAGGTGGAGATATTTGGTCAGGGGATGGACAAACAAGAGAATTAAAAGAAGTGCGTTTGCACGAGGTTTCAATTGTTACAGGTTTTCCAGCCTACCAATCAACAACTGCAACAGTTAGATCTTTAGATGTATTGGCTGACCTTGTGCATTTAGATCCAAATATGGTTTCAGAAGCAATTTCTAAACTTGAAGAGGGATTGGAACTGAATCATTTTGAAGCCGATCTTGTTATTGAAATTGTTTCTAAGTTAAGAGAAGAAACAAGAACTGACGAAGATGAGGACAATATTTCAATAGTGGATAAAGTTGTTCAAGAGGAACTTGCCTCACTAGAAATCAAAAGAAAACATCTTGATCTTTTATTTAAGGCATCTCAATGAACAAGGATCAGATCAGGAAAGCCATTTTAGAAGCAACAGGACATCCTCACTCTGGGGTCATTGTTGAATCTGTTGAAGCGATTGTGAACGAAATCTGGAAAATTGAAAATGTTGAAAAAAAATCTTTTGATCCAGTTCAGGAAACCAGAGTTCAGGAAATAAAAGAAACACGTTAGTTTTTGTGCAATAATTATTTTGACAGATGAGTGGAACCACCTCTGTTTAAGACTGTTGTGTGAGCCACACAGAAAAAATCCAATACAACTCTCACAGGAGAAAAATGTCAGACTATATTAAGCAACAACTGGATGCACGCGCTCGTGCTTGGGAAGAAGCAAAATCACTTCTCGACAACGCTGCATCAGAAAAACGCGATCTGTCAGCAGAAGAAAATGAAAAATACAACAAAATCAATGCTGAATTAGAAAATCGTGCAAAAGTAATTGAAACCATCAAGGCAGATCAAGAACGCGAAATGCGTGCTATGGAAGCCATGAAAGGTGTAGAAAACCAAGCAAGACCAGAAGAAGTATCAGCCACATCAAAAAATGATGCAGATGCCATTCGTTCACTTGCTCGTGGAGAAATCAGATCATATGATTTTGAGAAAAGAGATGTAACAACAGGTTCAACAGGATCTCCTGTTCCAACTTCTTTCTACAATCAAGTTCTGTTAGTTGCAAGACACGTTGGACCAATGTTAGAAACATCAACAATCTTGAATACTGCTGGTGGAGAGAATCTACAAATCCCATCACTAAGCACCTATTCAGTTGGAACTGTTACAACCGAGGGCAACGCAATCGGAGAATCTGATCCAGTATTCAACGAATTTGTGACATTGAATGCTTACAAGTATTCATTCTTGACACAAATATCACGCGAATTGATTGAAGATTCTGGTGTGGATATTCTTGGATTTCTTGCTACCCAAACTGGAAATGCAATGGGTTACGCCATTAACAACGCATTAACAGTTGGTACAGGAACAGTTCAACCAAACGGAATCGTGCCAAGAGCAGGATCCGCAGTTACAGGTACATCATTAAATCCAACAGCCGACAACTTAATTGACCTTGTTTATTCAGTTGATACTGCTGGAAGAAGATTGCCAGGAACTGGTTTCCAAATGAACGCAACATCAATTGCAAATGTTCGCAAACTGAAAGATAATGCTGGACAATACTTGTTCACACCATCTCTAAGTGCAGATGCAAGAGATATGCTTCTTGGTTATCCAATATTTGAGAATCCAGCGATGGCAACTGCCGCATCTGCTGTGAAGCCTGTAATATTTGGTCACTTGCCAAGTTACTATGTAAGACAAGTTGGTGGACTAAGATTAGACAGATCAGATGATTTTGCATTCTCATCTGATTTGGTAACTTTCCGTGCAACATTCCGTGTTGATGGAAACTTAATCCAAACCAGCCATGTCAAGTTCTTCAAATCAAGCAACTCCTAATCCGAGTTTGGTTTGAACAAATCGTCTGACATTCAGAGCGCAGGCTGAGTGTCAGACACAAATTGAGTCCATTCTCTTGTAGGATGGACTCACCTGCGATCTATAATGGGAGTTCTGCGCATGTCAAAAAAACAAGAAAAACATAATTCAAGAATCCTTTGGATGTCTAATGCCCCTTGGGCAAGCACTGGTTATGGGCAACAAACAGCACAAGTTGTTCCAAGACTTAAAAAAGATAATTATGATGTTGCAATTGCATCAAACTATGGACTAGAAGCCAACAACACTTTTTGGAATACTAAGAGTGGTCCAGTACAAATTTATGCAAGAGGTCACGACCAATATAGTAATGATGTTATTCCAGCACATATGTATGACTGGTCCAGTAAAGATCCTGAAGCCAAAAGTTTGCTAATCACTTTATTTGATGTTTGGGTTTTCAAGGGAGATAAATGGAACGATTGGAATGTTGCATCTTGGGTACCCATTGATCATCTACCTGCACCTGTTGAGGTAACACAATGGTGTAGAAAACCAAACGTGAGTCCGATTGCTATGAGCAAGTTTGGGCAAATGATGTTAGAGAATGCCGACATTGAAAGTTATTATGTTCCACACGCAATTGAATCAACTTACAAACCAACATATTTTTTTGATGAAATCAATATGACTCCAAGAGAGTTTCTGAGATTACCAAAAGATGCTTTTGTTGTAGGAATGAATGCCGCCAACAAAGGTGTTTATCCTTGTCGCAAAGCCTTTGGTGAAAATCTTTTAGCATTTTCAATGTTTGCTCGCGACAAAAAAGATGCTTATTTGTATTTACACACAGATGCTTCTGGTTCTTTAGGTGGAATCAAAATGAGAGATCTAATTTTGTCTGTTGGTATTCCAGAAGACAAAGTGATTTTCATTGACCCATATTTGTTGCGCACCGGATTAAGTATTGAAACTATGGCAGGGATTTATACGGCTATGGATGTGTTGCTTGCTACCTCTTATGGTGAGGGCTTTGGGATTCCTACGATTGAAGCGCAAGCATGTGGTACCCCAGTTATTGTTTCTGACTTTGCCGCATCAGCAGAACTTGTAGGTGACGGCTGGAAGATCGGTGGACAGCCTCTTTGGGATGCTCCACAAAAATCTTTTTTTCATGTTCCTAATGTGAGTGAAATTGTTAGAGCCTTAGAACAGGCATACAAGAGGGATCGGGTCAGGTCAGAGAAAGCAATTGAGTTTGCTAAACAATATGAAGCCAACCATGTTTATGAAACCCATTGGAAACCAACTCTGAGGGCAATATTTGACAAGAAACCCCCTGTTACGACTCCCGACATTAAACAAGACTAAACTTGGCTCAAATGTGGCTTATTTTGACGATTTGAGGCATCTGTGATCCCATCAATGATAGTTCCAGTTTTAACAAGACACGATCTTCTTGACAGGATGATTATGTCAATCAATTACCCAGTAAAAGATCTTTTAATCATCAACAATGGTGCAAAAGATTATGATTATCTGCCAGTTTGGAATCAATGGATATCTAAAATTTGGCATATGCGTATTCCATCAAATCTTGGAGTTGCTTCATCTTGGAATCTTGGAATCAAAAGTTTGCCCTATTCCGATTGGTGGCTGATATCTAATTTTGATGTTGAGTGGGGTGGAGATGCATTAAAAATGTTTTACGAATCCTCAAGTGCAGATAAATTATTGTTATCTAATGGAGCACCGAGTTGGTGTGCTTTCAGTATCGGTTGGAAAGTAGTTGATCAAGTTGGTTTATTTGATGAAGCGTTGCATCCTGCATATTTCGAGGACAACGATTATGAGAGAAGATGTAAAGAAAAAGGTGTTGAAGTTTCTGATTCTTTTATTCCTTTGGCGCACGATAACTCTTCAACGCTCAAGGCAGGGTTTCAAAGTAAAAACAACTCAACTTTTCAAAACAATGCTGACTATTACCAAAAGAAAATAAACAATCAAGATTTTAGCCAAGGTGAATGGTCAATTAGGCGCAGGAGACAAAATGGTTGGGATTGAAATTGCAGATGTAACTGTTTGTACAGCAACCATTCCGACAAGGGTTGAACTTTTACAAAGAGCCACACAAAGCGTTACTAATCAAACATTAAAAGTTAAAGAACATTCCATCAAGATAGATCTTGACAAATTAGGTCAGTCTGCTGTGTTAGATCAAATCATTGAGCAAGCAACAACAAAATATGTTGCGATCCTTGATGATGATGATGAACTACTGCCTAACCATATTGAATTGTTGTATAAGAAGATAATTGAAACTGATGCTGATTTAGTGTTCCCACATTTTAAGTATTCCAACATTTCTGATGCTGGTCATTTAGAAAAGTTCAGAGGACTACCTTGGGACAACAACAATCCTCATCAAGTTCCTGTTACTTGGATTGCAAAACGACAAGCAATTTTAGATGTAGGTGGTTTTAGTGGCGATTTTGATGTTCTAAGTTATGAAGTGGACAACGAGGGCAATCGTATTGGAAATGATTTTAATTTAGTTAAAAAACTTGCCAAAGCCAATAAATACATAACCAATATTTCAGAGATCACTTGGATTTACCATGTTGGTCATGGCTCAACTTTAGGTATGCCAATTCGATGGTAGATGTGACAATTATGGCTTGGATTTATGGTGAAAACTATGACCAATATTTAGATCGGTGGTCCAAAGCAATAAACGATTTAGAAACAAAACCTGCAAGAGTGATTGTTTGTTCTGATAAACCAAGACAAATTGATGTTGCTGAGGTTTTACACAAGCCTGTCGAATCTAATTGGCAAGTGCCAAATCCTCATTACGCCAACTTTATTTGTAATTACACCGATACTGAGTGGATGTTGTTAATGGACATTGATGATCAGATCAAACCTGACTGCTTGAACGAACTAGATCAAGTCAGTTCAGATGTTTGGTTAATGGGTATTGACATCAATGGTCAAGAAAAATACTTACCACCTCAAATGTCAAATGAATCAATAGCATCCGAGCCTAATTGTTATTTTTGTTTTGGTTCACCCTTTAGAAAACAATGGGCATTAGATTATCCTTTTGTTGAATCTCCTTACACCGATTGGATCTTCTGGAGACAAATAGCCAGAGCAGGTGCAAAATTTGAGTGGTCAAACAAAATTGGTTACACATACAGAAAAGATTTTGCAAACTCTATGTCTGGCTGGGCAAACGCAAACCCTAAGTGGAGAGAGGAAGCCCTATCATTATGAACTTTCAAGATTTTAAGGATTTGTATTGCAAGCAGACCCCCATATATCAATTACAAGAAAACATACAAGGATGGAATTCTGAATCACTTGCCTTGAAAACTGCTATACATCAAACTAATCCAAAAACAATTGTTGAAGTTGGATCTTGGCTTGGGGCTTCAGCAATTTACATGAGCACATTAACTCAGTCCCCAATTATTTGTGTGGACACATTTTTAGGATCTAATGAAATTTTATGGAGAGAAAAAAATGTTAAAAATCTTGTTAATAATTTTCAAGAAGTGTATGTACAGTTTTGTTCTAATATCACAAGCAAAAAGTTGAATCAACAAATCAGTCCTTTGCCTATGACATCTTCATCTGCTTCAGAACTTTTTGTTAAAGAAAATGTTTCAGTGGATATGGTGTACTTGGATGCTGGTCACAGATTTAGAGAAGTTTATGCAGACTTGCAAGACTGGTGGCCATTAACAAAAAAAGTTTTAGTTGGAGACGACTATTCACCACAGTGGCCAGGGGTGATTCAAGCAGTAACACAGTTTGTTCAGGAAAACAACTTGCAACACCAAATCGTGAATGATCAGTTCTTGATTTTCAGATAGACTAAGTTCAGAAGTTAGGAGTTATTTTGGCAATAACAAACGGCTACGCCTCACTCAACGAAGTGAAAGCAGCCCTCAGAATCACCGACAATGTTGATGATTCAATTTTAGAGATGGCAGTTGAATCTGCTTCTCGACTAATTGATGGTCACGCTGGTCGGCAGTTTTATGCGATAGGAACAGCAACACGTTATTTTGTTGCGCTTGATGATTTTAATTGTGAAATTGACGACATTTCTTCATCAACAATAACTTTACAAACAGCAAACAACGCTGATGGTGTTTTCGATACAACTTGGGGAACAGATGATTACCAACTTGAACCATTAAATGGTTTTCTAGATGGACAAGCATGGCCTTTTACAAACATTAGAGCAATCGGAGATTACCTCTGGCCAATCTCAGGTGGAGAAGCATTAGTCAAACTCACAGCAGTTTATGGTTGGCCGTCTGTACCAATTGCAATTAAACAGGCTTGTGTTATTCAATCATCAAGAATCTACAAACGCCTTGACTCCCCACTTGGAGTTGCTGGCTTTGGTGATCTTGGAGCAATTCGCGTAACAAGAGATCTTGATCCTGATGTTGCACAACTTGTTGCCCCATATCGCAGAATGAGAAATTATATTTGATGGCATCCATTACCGATCTGCGAACTGCAATTGCAACTAATCTTGCAACAATATCTGGTTTGAGAACAAGTCCAACACTTCCAGATAACCCTAATCCACCGATTGCTTTAGTGACACCGATCTCTGTTTCTTTTGATGATTCATTCAAAAGAGGGATGCAAACCTACACTTTTGTGATATCGGTGATTGTTGGAAGAGTGGATGAGAGAACAGCACAAAACAAACTTGATGCCTTTGTTTCAAGCACAGGAACTCAAAGCATCAAACTTGCAGTTGAATCTGATAAGACTTTAGGTGGAAACGCTTTTGACTGCAGAGTCACCGAGATGAGAAATTATGGAGAACTCACTATTGGTGATGTAATATATTTATCAGCAGAGTTTACATTACTTTGCTACGCAAACTAAAAAGCAAACAGGAGAAATAAATGGCAAAATTTGCAGCAATAGATTACAAAATCACCGTTGCTGGTACTGATTTTTCAACAAACTTAAACTCAGTTGAATTATCACAAGAAGCAGATGAAGTTGAGACAACAGCGTTTGGTCAAAATTTCAGAACAAGAATTGGTGGATTGAAAACTGGTTCTATCACTTTGAACTTTATGCAAGATTTTGGTGCAGGTTCAGTTGATGCAACATTAAATCCTTTACTTGGAACAATTGCAACAGTAATTATTCAAAGCGCATCAGGAACAGTTACAGCAACACAACCTAAATACACAGCAGAATGTTTAGTAACACAATACTCACCATTTGCTTCAAGTGTTGGAGATATTGCAACCCTTAGTGTGACTTGGCCAACAACAGGAACAATTACCAGAGGTACAGTCTAAATATGAAAATCAATCTGCGCGTAACATATTCAGATGCAACACCAAAAGAAGTAACCTGTTCTGCTAAAGATCTCGTTGCATTTGAAGAAAGATTTGACAGGTCGGTTGCAAGACTCCAAGATGAGTTCAAAATAACTGACCTGTTGTATCTTGCTTGGCATTCTGAAAAAAGAACAAATGCAACTAAAAAAGAATTTGATTCTTGGTTAGATGATGTTGATTCAGTTGAAGTGAGTGACCAAGACCCAAAATAGTTGGTCTTGGTGATTCTAGTGCGCATTGGTACATAGCGTATCTAGCCACTGAGACAGGAATTGCTCCCTCACTTTTAATGCAAGAGTCTGACAGAATGTTATTTACATTGGGAATGTATCTGCGCTGGAAAGCAACGGAGATGACACGACCACAATGATTGTTAACCAAAAAGTGTTAGGCATTAACCAATCACTTGCAATATTAAATAAATATCAAAAAGATGTTGTGAAAGATCTTCGTCAAAATATTGCTGAAGTTGCTTCACCTTTGGTTACAGCGATTAGGTCAAATATTCCAACCTCTGCACCAATTCGTGGATTTAATCATAATGGTAGAACTGCTTGGCCAAAAAGAGCAGTCAGAATACAAATAAAGTTATCAACCTCAAGAAGTGCTCGCAGACAAAGAACAGCAACAGCAAAGTTAATTATCACTAATGCAGGTGTTCAGATTGCTGAATTTGCTGGAAAAGCAAACAAGGTAAAAACATCTGGAATGACAAGAGCCTACGCAAAAGGCAACACAATAATGAGGCACAGAATTAATGGTCAGGGCAGATCTATGATTGACGCATTAAATTCAACTGGTCGTGGTCGAGCACCAAGATACATTTATCCAGCAGTTGATAAATACAGACAAAGAATTACAATGGAGATTGATAAAACTATTGAGGAGTCAATAATCAATGCAAACAGAGAATTGCAAAAGAAGATTGCATAACTGATGGCAATTGTTGTTCGATTATCCTCAGAGTGGGATCCAAAAGGCATTGAAAAAGCCGTCAAGGATATTAACAAGGCTGGCGCAAAACTTGATTCCATTTCTGCAAATACTAAGAAATCAAGTGATGCATTTGGATCTTTTAATAATGGGCTGAAAAAACTTGGCTTGACTCTTGCCGCAACTTTTGGGGCTAGGGAAATTGGAAGATTTTTTGCATCATCAATTAAGGGTGCTATTGAACTTGAGGCTTCACAAAATAGATTAAGAAAAATACTTTTGACGACTGGTGGAGCAACTAACAGCCAAGTTGATGCATTAATTAAACAAGCAGATGCTTTAGAAAAAGTTGGCGTTGTTTCAAAAGAAAACATTAGTGTTGCTCAATCTCAGTTAGCAACTTTTGATTTGACCGCAAATACAATTCAACAATTAACACCAGCGATCCTTGATTATGTAACTGCCGAAAAGGGCGCTACTGCAACATCTGATGATTTCAAACAGATGACTAATGGGCTGGCTCAAGCCTTACAAGGCAATTTTGCCTCATTAACAAGAACAGGTTTTGTTTTAGATGAAGCAACTAAAAAACAAATTAGAACTGGAACTGAAGCAGAACGTGTTACAGCAATTATTAAAGTCTTGGACTCTACATACAAAGGGTTTAATCAAAGTTTATTAGATACACCTGAGGGTCAGTTAATTAAATTAAAACAAGGTTTTGGTGACTTAAAAGATGAAATTGGTTTTGGATTTTTAAGATCTATTCAACTGGTTAATGATGCATTGAGTCAAGTTGGTGTGAGTTCTGACACAACATCTAAAAAATTACAAAATATTGGCACAGAAATTGGTTTAGTAATTGAGGGTCTTGGTGGATTAACTGCTGAACTGATAACAACTGCAAATGCTAGTGAGAGAACATTTAAGGGACTTGCTGCAACTATTGTTAAAGAAATTGCAAGCAGTGTATTAACTTTGCCTAGATGGCTTATTGATTTCTTGCAAGGCAAAGCGCCTAGTGCTCAATTTCCAAAAGCCAATGCAACTCCTGCAGAGGGCAGAGTTGAATTTAGAGAAAGAGAACGCCAAAAAGCATTAGAGGCTCAAACAAAAGGCTTACAACTATCTGAAGAAGCGCAAAAAAAGTTAATTGAAACACAAGAAGAATTGAAGCGCAACACAGTTGCATTAACTGAAGTCAATATAGATTACGCAAAGTTTGTTGCTGGAACAAGTCCCCAATCTATTGAGGGTGCCACAACTTTAGCCACAAGCGCTTTGGCTTCAATACAAAAACTTATGACAGGTCAACCTAAAATTAACAAAGGACTTGTTACATCATTCAAGGATCTTGCAACAGTTGTTCAACAAAACTTTACATTTGCGTTGAATCAAGCACAAGCAAAATTAGAACAAGCGACACAAAAATACAACGATTTTAAGGACAGCATCAAATCTTCCATTACAGGTGTTGTTAGTTTCACAACTATTGAAGAGGGTTCAACATTTTTAGATTCGTTGACAAAACAATCAAAGCAAGCAGAAGAATTTGGTGAAAGAATTCAAAAACTTTTGACGATGGGATTGAATCAAACTGCTATTAGTAATATTGCTGAGGCAGGTTTTGAGGTTGGAACTACTATTGCAGATGAAATTATTGCTGGTGGATCAACAATTGTTCAACAAGTCAATACCCTGACTGCAAGTGTAGAATCTGTTGCCGACTCTGTTTCAACAACTTTGGCTGATACTTTTTACAGCGCAGGAGTTAACGCCGCACAAAATCTTGTAGATGCAATTATTCAACAACTTAACGCCTCTGCTGCAATAATCGCTAAAGCAATTGCAGATGCAACTAAGGGTAGTACAACTAGTGGGTTTGGAGATGGAACAACCACAACGGGTACAGGTTCATCTAAAACTGTAACTGTAAAATCTGGAGACACTTTAGGAAAAATTGCCGCAGCAAATAATGTTTCACTTCAATCTATTTTAGACGCAAACAAAAAATTTACTTCTGACCCTAAATATAAAGGTGGTTCAACAATATTTAGTGGAACTACTGTCAAGATTCCTGGAAGAGCAAATGGTGGTCCAGTAACATCAGGTTCTGCTTTTGTTGTTGGAGAGCGTGGACCAGAGTTGTTTATGCCTAACACAGGTGGCAAAATAATTCCAAACAATCAAACAAAAACTGGTTCTGTAAACAATTTCAACATAACTGTAAATGCAGGGATCGGCACTAATCCGACTCAGGTTGGTAAAGAAATTGTTGACGCTATTAAAAAGTTTGAGAAAACTTCTGGTCCAGTCTTTGCGAGTGCCTAATGTCAATTCCTGCAACAACTGTTGAACTAGGTTTTGATTTATCTGCTCTTGGTGGACCATTTTTTATTCTTGATGACGCTGTTCAAGGAGTTTTAGACAATACCGAATACACTCTTGGTGGAACTTTATTTTATGATGTCACAGAGTTTGTTCGTAGTGTTTCTGTTAATCGTGGGAAGTCTCGTCAGTTAGATCGCTTTACTGCTGGTGGCGCTTCAGTCGAATTTAATAACAACAATCGTGTTTTTGATCCTGAAAACACAGCAAGCCCTTTCTTTGGTCAAATTATTCCTAAAAGAACAATCAAGGTTGAAACAGGTGGTTCAGCAGTTTTCTATGGTGTTGTTGATGATTGGAATCTAAACTACGACATTTCAGGTTTATCTGTAACAAACGCTGACTGTGTAGATGGTTTTACACTTTTATCACAAAGAGCATTATCTGCTCACACAGCAACAGTTCAACTTTCTGGAGCCAGAGTTAATGCTGTGTTAGATCGCGCAGAAGTTAATTGGCCAGCATCATTAAGAGATATTGATAATGGGGCAACAACCTTACAAGCAGATGTTGTTGAAGATGGCACAAATGTTTATGAATATTTGCAACTTGTTTCTGATTCTGAACCTGGGGCTTTTTTCATGGGCGCAGATGGGTTCATTAACTACAGGGACAGAACAGTTGCACCTGTTGGTAGTGGGGTAGTTGTTTTTTCTGATGACGGATCGGGTGTGCCTTTTTCAGATGTACAAATAGTGTATGGTTCTGAACTTTTATATAACTACATACAAATTGAAAGAAATAATGGTGGAACAGCAATTGTTTCTGATTCTGACTCTATAAACTCTTATGGTCAACAGGCTTTAATTAAATCTAATCTTTTAATGAATACCGATTCTGATGCTTTAGAGTTAGCAAACTATTTACTTGGCCAATACTCTGAGCCTGAATATCGCTTTGAAACCATGACTGTAAAACTTGAAGCCCTATCTAGTATTCAGCAAAACTCTGTTCTTGGATTAGAGATAGGTGACGTTGCTCAAATAAAGTTCACCCCAAATAATGTTGGTTCACAGATAGACAAATATGCTTCTATCATTAGAATTGATCATGACATAAGATCCGATTCTCACAACATTACCTTTGGTTTTGAGACTCTTGATTATGCTAGCCTTGTGTTAGATGACACAGAGTTTGGTATTCTTGATACAAACAGGCTAGGTTTTTAGGAGATTTAATGGCAAGCAAAACATTTACGGCTGGTGAAGTATTAACAGCCTCAGATACAAACACATATCTAAATAATTATCGCGCTGATTTAGTTTCACCTATGGAAACAACAGTCATTTCTGCAACTGCTGCAACAGGAACTGTGAACCTAAATATCGCTGACACCTCAGTTACTTACTACACAACCAACGCCAGCGCAAACTTCACTCTAAACTATCGTGGAAGTACGGCTTTAACTGCTAATTCTTTTCTTGCAACCAGCGATGCTGTAACACATGTATTTCTTAACACGAACGGCTCTACAGCCTACTATCCAACAGCATTTCAAGTTGATGGTGGAACTGCCGGTGTCACATTGAAATATCAAGGTGGAGCAGCCCCTACAGCAGGTAACGCTTTATCAATTGATGCGTATTCAGCAACGCTTGTTAAGACTGCTGGTTCTGCATATACTGTTTTAGTTTCGCAAACCCAGTTCAAATAAAGGATCGTTAGATGCCTATTATTGGTTCCTTTGCTGGTGCTTCAGCACGCGCCTATGGTTTAGGTGCAGGTGTAGCAATTGGTGACTTTGAATCTATTTCAACTGTAACTCTTGGTTCTGCTAATTCTGTATCTTTCACTTCAATTCCACAAACTTACACCCATTTACAATTAAGAATATTACTTCGAAGCGCAAATCCGTTTGCAACGGCATTAGGATATTTTAATTTTAATACTGGTTTGTTTGGTGCGCTAACTTCTGCTAATTCACATAGAATATCAGGAGATGGTTCTGCTGTTTCTTCGGCTAACGTAATTAACACCAGTTATATGCAATTTGCAGAAGCAATAGGCAACACAGCAACTGCAAATGCTTTTGGAGTAGTAATTTTAGATGTTTTAGATTACACAAATACTAATAAAAAGAAACCTTTTCGTTCATTGTATGGTTATGATACTAATGGTGCAGGTGTAATTGGTTTGGGTTCTGGATTTTATAATAATACCTCAGCAATAACTCAAATAGATTTTACTTGTGATGTTAATATTGCTCAATTTTCATCTGCTGCGTTGTATGGGATAAAAGCCTAATGCCAAAAACTTATGAACCAATAGCAACACAGACACTTGGAACTGCTAGTGCAACAGTTACATTTACTTCTATTCCACAAACATACACAGATTTAGTTTTAGTAATCAGTGGCACAACTTCGGTAACTGGTGCATCAATATTTATGCGATTTAATAGCGACACCTCAAGTCTTTATTCTGACACCCATTTTTCTGGTGGTAGTGGTTCAGTAGCAACTGCTAGAGATACAAACAGTGGTAATGGTTTACGCGTTGGTTCGTCTGTGGTTGGCGCTACTGCTAACGTTCAACAAAATAGTATACATAATATTCAAAATTATACGAACACTTCAGTTTTCAAAACTGTGTTGAGTCGTTTTAATACTGATACAGAAGTAATGGCAAGTATTGGTCTTTATCGAAGTACCAATGCCATTACTACAATAAATTTATATAATGGCGCAAGTGCTAATTTTGGGATTGATACAATGTTTACTTTATATGGAATTAAGGCTGCATAATGGCTAATACTTTTATCAAAATTCAAACTGTTACTGTCGGTTCAGGTGGCGCAGCAAGTATTGATTTTACTTCAATTCCACAAACCTTTACAGATTTGAAAATACTTGTATCAGGTAGAACTTTACAAGCACAACTTTATGGTAGTGGTTTTTTACAGTTTAACTCTGATACAGGAAGCAATTATAAATGGCGCAGACTTTATGGAAATGGTTCAACTACTGCGTCAGATAATTCAACTTCTTCAACCTCAATAACTAATTGGGATATGGCAGGGGCTAATTCAACGGCTAGTGTTTTTGGTAACTCTGAATTGTATATTCCTAATTACAGAAGTGCTAATCAAAAATCTGTTTCAATTGACTATGTTTACGAAAATGCTGGTAGTACAACTGGTCTAGGTTTCGTTGCTGGTTTATGGACTAATACTGCTGCAATTACAAGCATTAAAATTTACGGCACTACAACTCTGACAGAATTTTCAACAGCAACGCTTTACGGAATCAAGAACACATAGAAGAAAAGGAAAACAATAATGCCAAACCCAACCAAACTCGTAGTTGATTGCTCAACAGGAATCACCGAGACAATAGAACTAACAGATGCCGAAGTGGCACAAATGCAGGCAGACGCAGAAGCCTACGCTGAAGCCAAAGCCCTAGAAGATGCAGCAAAAGAAGAAGCCGAAGCCAAAAAAGTTTCAGGCAAAGCCAAACTTAAAGCACTCGGTTTATCTGATGCTGAAATAGAAGCGTTGGTTGGCTAATGAATACAAAAATTATCAAAGACGTACTTTTTCGATCGATTGCTTTATTTTTAGTTACAGCACTTCCAGCGATTGGTGCTGGTTCTTTTATCGGTGTTGAACCAATAAATTCTGCTGTTATCGCTGGAGCACTTGCTGTTTCAAGAATCATTACAGATTTAGCAAAAGCATTTCTTGATGATGGAAAACTCACCCAAGACGAAGTTGACGCAATATTTAAGAAAGCCAATAAAAAAGAAGAAACCAAATAAATGGGTTCACCTATTCTTAATGGAAAAATCACAACACCATATAAGAAAAAAGGCAAGATGTGGTCAAAGGGTTACCATACTGGAGTTGATTATGCTGTTGAGTCAGGCACAGAGATTGTGGCTGTTGCAGATGGAAAAATTGAATCTGCTAATTGGGGCAAAAGTTACGGGATTCAGGCAGTACAAAAAGTTGAGGGTGGTTGGGTTATTTATGCTCATCTGTCAAAACTTGAAATCAAATCTGGTGACAAAGTTGTTAAGGGTCAAAAGATAGGTTTGTCTGGTAATACAGGCAATTCATCTGGTCCACATTTGCATTTTGAAATGCGTGACAACATTAGATGGTCTGCCGGCAAAGATCTTGATCCAAAAGGAATTCTGGAAGCATAATTGAACAAGCGCGCCAAACTGCGCTTATTTTTAGTTTTTATTCTCATTGGTTTTATTGTCGCGCCTGCTTTTGCTGATGAACAAACAATTGATTTATCACCTGATGTTCCTTACATTGATGTTGTTGTTGAGGCTACAGAGCCAACACAGATAACAATTCAAACCACAACTGGTACACCACAAACTAATGTTGGTTTTATTGATTCTTGGATTGAACTTTGGCAAGGGACAACAAAACTTCGTGCTGATGATGATGGAGCGCATTCAGGAACAAATGTTTTGGCGTCAATTATTACAGCACCTATTGATGCAGGTTTTTATTTTATTCGTGCAACTTCTTTTGCTTGGATGGCTAGCAATTACACTCAAACACCAACAGGATCTTATCTTTTAAGTTGGAATGGTGTTACAACTGTTCCGATAATACCAACGCCAACACCAGAACCGACACCAACAGAAACAGCAACCCAAACACCTAGTCCTGAACCAACCCCGACAGAAATTTCACCTACACCAACCCCATCACAAGAACCAACGCCATTACCAACCCAAGAACCAGTAACAGATAACTCAAATGACGAAGCGATTTTTGTTGAGGTAATTCCAGAGACATTACCAACGCTAGAGC